CGTGTTATGTCCTTAGCGGACCTTCCTCGCCATTTCCCAATGGCTAAACCTATCTAGTTAGATAGCCCATTAACTAAATGGGACCCACCCTAAAGCGTAACCAGTAACGCCATCCCTGGGTATTATGCCAGGAAAACGTAGCTCCTTGGTCGGAGCATTTCTGGTGCCGTAAAGGGCTGCAGCAAGAACCGCGGAGGCTGGGAACCTCCGCCACTCAACGATTCGCCACTCGGCCGGTTTATAGGCTCGAATGTAACGTATCGATGAGCGGACACGGGTCGACCATCGGTCCGGAGAATCGTGGATAAGTAAATCTCCAAATTCTTCCGGGCCTCTACACAGCCGGATTGCTGAAGGTAACGCATCAATTGCTGCGTACCAGGCACGCCGGTATCGTGGGTCGAGAAAATTGTCGCTGAAGCCAATGCGACGTAACCCGTTTGCAACTCCGATCCAATCTTGAGGCTCACGCGGTAACTCCTTTATGTAATACGGCCGAACATCAAAGCCGTTGAAGAAGTCGCCACCACAGCTCTCACGAAAGGGCCCATCCACAAACGTCTTATTGACAGAAGGAGTGAACCCAAAGAATCGTAAAGCCGCCAACACGTTTGGAGCGTCATCCCGATGACAAATTATGTCATCACCATAAACAGAGATATCGGCCTTATGAGCCGACACTGAGTGGCTGATGGCGAAAAAAAGAAGCGTCTCCAATTCAAACGTGTACCCATTACCCATACTCGAAAACATCTCGAGCACGAATACCCGTCCGTCTTTTAAAACGACTTTCGGTACTCGAAGACTGGCTAATAATTCATACCAGTCTGTGGGGAGCAAAAGTTTTACCAAGACCTTTGCAATTGTGTCGCTTGCTGACTTTAAATCGATCGTACACTTCACATTATCTTTACTGGCGGCACATGCAACCTGCCTGTGCGTAGCCTGAAGTGTCTGCAGGTCTAATCCTGTGTTCTGACGTAGGCGCTCTCGGATATGTTTCCCGACGCCGAGCTGGTAATAACCGTTGATCGAGGGACCAATTACGATTCCCCGGTCAGTTTCTGCGGTCTTCCTAGCCAAGCTAAAACGCCCATAGTCAACGACATCGATAACGCGATCTGAACCCAAGCTTCGGGCCCAGGCAGTTTTCGCCCACATCGGGAGGAACTGCAAAGCATCACGGGTAGTTGTAGGGTGTGAACAACATTTGTGTGGTACAGAACAAGCACCACCATCATCAGAAAGCGTAGCCCCTGGACCAAAAAATCCATGGATAATGGGAGGGACGCGACCCAATACTTCTCTAACTTTTTCCTTCACCCGATCAACTATCGGAAGAAGCCTCACCTCGTGGTCCTCGAAAGGCCCGTTTAAGAGGAAAGGAGTCAAATTAGCATTAGTTGTCGCACATTGCTTTTCGCTAGCCAAGAAGCTTTGTATAGCGGCCTCACCCCGGTCGAATGTGCATGGTAAATCCACACACTTTCTTAGGAGATCAGTTACAACCGCATCACACTTGTATGCGTCAGCACTGTTGTACCACGCCGGAGAGGTGCGGTTAATTGCAACCTCATCCCACTCTTCGTACTTGAATCTTAGCCAGCATCCAAGTGACTTTGGAGTGTTGATGCCCTCGCAAAGAGCGAGGTACAGCTCAGACAACGAGTTCATGAGCGGATTCCTCAACGGTAATTTAAAATCTACACCGAGATGTTAAGTCGGTGCGTAACCGTCCTTGCAAGACAATTTAATCAATGTCGTTGCAAGCAAATTCATGCATTGCGCCACCGCCTCATCGATCAAGGTTTGCGTCATCCCGAGAGGGACAAGCATTGACCCCGAGTAGTTGAAGAGGTTCACGATTTGGATGGAACCGTCTGATGCGATTGCGGTGTGTGGATACGTATAAGTAAAATCCACACGACGCGCCGTACCGGCCGCGTTCGAGCGCGTCTGCACAGTCAGCATCGGGTTATGCCCGGGGCTCGCTCCAACAGACGTGCACTTCCACACCGCTGGGGATTTGTCCCCAGAACTCGCGACTTTCATCGCATAGGTGATATTTGTGGTCTCATCGGCTTTTTTGACGATAAGGTCGGCCATAGCAGCCATGGTATGCTCCTTAAGTTACAGTTATTTGGGACGGCATCCTTTCATCGCACCGAGCAATAAAGCAATTGCATTCGCTCCACGCGCTGAATAGAAGCCGCTAAACTTTGGCCGTAGTAATCCCAGAGCTGACGGGAGCCCGAGAACTCGATCGACCGATACACCCTTTACTACATCAGTCTTGAAGTACCAGCGATCAGTCCGTTTCCAGACGTCATACTGAGTATATCGCGACCTCTGCAGCTGAAGCCCTGCGTAGTCGGTTAGACTTTGCAGGAACTCACCTACGGGGACAAACCAATCAACGACAAAGGAGAATGGAACAACTTCCCATGCCACTGATAAGGGGTTGATTAGTCCGAGCTGGTTCGCCTTCCATACAGGCCAGTTTGTTATACTGACCTCCGATTCCACTTCCGCTTTATATACTCGGTCGTAGTCTCGGTAGTGATAGTATGGTGGGTTTGCAATGGTGTCGGTGCCCGCCTGCTTGACCGTCGCACGACCCCGACAAATTGGGGTGACAAACGGTTTTTGCAGGACGTTTACCGAACTATAAATATCTGCAATAAGAGGTTTCCAGCCAAACGAATATTCCAGCCAGGTACCACTTAGATCTTTGGATAATTCCCGAAGACCCCCACGGCGTTTCCTTAAACCTAGCACTCGCGCAGCACCTTTGTAGTCACGCGCCAGTATATGCAGTGTAAAGCTATATAACTGCAATGTCCTGGATTGTAACGCATCGAAGCTTTGCTTGCGTTCGGCAAAGTCAGCGGCCAGAGCGCTCTCGCTTTCCCGAATTTCGGCATTAAAACGCCGAAAGGCCATGTATAAGGCCTTATCACGGGAGGCGACATCCGTATCACCGCTCAAAGAACTTGGTGCGGTGTCAGGACTTACAGCAATTACCTTAACTACGTGATATGGCAAGGGGTCCTTCGTAATTGGTTTTTGCCTATACGAGGTCCTCTCAACGGTCGCACTGACCGGATTGCCAATATTCGAATACGTAGTTATAGGTCCGTAGATTGTCATCTGATACTCCCTCGAAAGGACGGGAGACGACTAGAGTTACCAAATCGGCATCTCAATACGGGGCTCCTCGTCGAGCCAAAACAGCAGGTTACCCACTGCAGGGTTGCAGGGGTTGCTGAGACGACAGACATTGTACCGTCTGAGAACACGGGAGGTTTTTGAGCCTCCC